GGCCGAAGACTGCTCCCGAAGCTGCATTATGCGGGTATCCGCACGATAGAGCAGTTTGTAGAGGCCAAACCTGCGCAGATCCGCAAGATCATGGCCATTACAGGTTTGCGGCTCCAGGCTGAATTACAGGGGGAAAGCTGCCTCCAGATAGCGGAAATGGCAGAGGCTCGAAAAGGAATGGCCTGTACCCGGTCTTTTGGCCGCCCCATTACGATCTATGACGAAATGCATGAGGCTATAACAGGCTTTGCCACCAGAGCGGCCGAGAAGCTCAGGGCCGAGGACTTGGATGCGGCCCATATCGCCGTGTTCATCCAGACCAACCGGCACAAGCGGGATGACGGCTGGTATGCCAACCAGTTCAGCATCAGTTGCGAGCCGACCAATGATACCTTTACCATCTGCAGACATGCGTCCCGCCTGCTGAAACAGATATGGCTCAAAGGATACCGCTACGCCAAAGCTGGCGTCATGCTGAATGATCTGGCCCCGCACGGACAGCAAAGTACCCTGTTCAGCATGGCTAGCGCAAAACCAGATCACGAGACCCTGCTGGCCGCCATGGACGGGATCAACCAGAAGTTTGGTAGCGGCACACTCTTCCCACTCTCGGCAGGGATCAAACGGGATTGGAAACCACGACAGGCCATGCTTTCAGCGCGCTACACCACAAGACTGGAAGAAATCATGGAGGTTCAAACATGGTAAAATGTCTGCCATCGCTCTCATATCAGACATCCAAGCAATTGTGCAGGTCCTCGAAAGCCGCCATTACTGGATGGGCTGCGATAGATCGAGTTTAAGATAGGCCCGACGTGATCAGCGTGCTTGAAAGCGCGTGCGCAGGACATTTTCAAACCGGCCTCGTAGTTTTCACGCTCGACCGTGAGTTGCTAGATCACGCTGTTGCGGCTCCCCGCATATTTCACATCAACACGATACTCAATCGCCTGAAGGCAAGCGGATCAAGGTTGCTGAACCGGCTCTTCATGATCTGAACGAAGTATTAAACCGATAACCTCGACTCTCCCGGAAAAATATGGAACAAATAGAGAATGTTTGGAAGGCTCGCCAAATTTCTGCTGATTGCCTCGGCCTTAGCGCCCGTAGGGCTCGTTTATGCGTGGCTCGCCTGGTGCAACAAGCAACACAGCATTGCGATGGGGATTGTTGCCGCATGCGCGATGCTGGTATTGATCTGCGTGTACCTGCTTCGGCAGGCCCGTACCTCTTTGGAACGTTTTCCGCTCAATATTACCAGTGTTGAGCCAGCCGATCGCGAGAATATCGCGTTCATGCTTCTCTACCTCTCTCCGCTATTTACTTCCGAACTTGGACAGATCAACATCAATCTGCTCATACCAACACTGTTCATATTCACACTCTTGACGGCAACAGGATATAACTATCATTTCAATCCATTGCTCGGCCTAGTTGGCTGGCATTTTTATAAAGTCGAGTCTACAGAAGGCGTGACCTACGTTCTCATCACACGCAAGCAGCTCAGGAATACGAGCACAATCAATCACGTCGGCCAGTTAACCGAATACATTTTGATCGATCTAGAGGATGCGAATGCCTGTTAATCTGTTGGCTATTTGTCGCTCGGCGACCGGCTTGATTGTGAAGCGGATCAAAGTAAAGGCTACGGTTCAGAATCAGCTGGAGGGAATTTTCATCCAGCAGGAGCAGATGTTTGTTGATGGCGTAACCGAGGAGGTACCATTCGATGGAGGATGGAGTCCCGACCCGCACGAGCATCTTGTGGCCCAAGTGACGGACGAAGCAGCCGCCATTTTTGCAGCCGCTCAAGGTAACATCGTAGCAATGCCGGAAGTCGATCCAGCGAACTTCGAAAATGAGAACATCAGAGCACTGGGTGTCCTCGTGCAACACTCAACTGGACCACGCCTGCTGCTACAAGAGTTTTCTGCCCGCCAGATGCTTGAGCGCCGATTTAGTCTAATACTTGATGGCAACACCTTCAATAGACTGACTCAGCCCGCATTTGCGATTGGGGCCTCTCTAGCAGGCTTCGTAGAAGGCGACAAAATCAAGTTCCAGAAATTCAGCCGTATCAAGCTGATTTTCAACCTAACTAGCCTTTACCAGGAAGCAACTGATACTGAGGTTGAAGGCTTCTGTGAGCTTGAATGCATCGATGTTGGTGACATCGGCAAATTCAAAAATCTCGCTGATCAAAAAATGCGAAAGCTGATCAATGCGATCACTAAGCGAGGAACGCTAAATGATTTTACACCTGCACAGATTCAGGTCGCTGCAGCCGGTGAGAACTTTCAAATTGCGGTAGCAGACGGGAAGATCATCATTCCGTCAGTGAAAGCAGAAGCGAAAGCGCTCCTTCATTTCCTTGACAATGGCTTATATCGTGGCCCGCTTGGCGGAGAAATCTTTATTACCAATTCAAAGCGAGCGCTCGCACCCACGGCCTAGCAAGCTGAGAAACAATATACACATTGTTCCGTGTGGCTTGGCTTGGTTCGGCACACCTGTGATGTTGCACATTACATAGGTCGACCCCACGCATCAGTGTCGTGCTCGAGCGCGAAAAATTGCATGAGCAGACACCTACTGTAGGGAAAACTCAAGCTGTGCGCAGATGTCTAGGATTGCTCGATAGCAACTTGGATGCTTCCACTTTCACCTCTGACGTAGAGTTCTCCAGTTCGCTTTCTGCATAGTAGACATGACGTATCTGACTCTTTGACGGCAGCTAGTGAGTAATAGGATTATATGCGCTTTCTATTCAGACAAAATTTTTATATCTAATTTTTCTCTTGGGATACTTCATAAACGAATGCCTGTTCATCGGCTTTGAGTGATATCAGATCGTGCGAAAGAGGCGAGGTCAAGCTACCCTGTATCGTAGTTTGACTGCCTTCTGTGCCGCGATCAACCTATGGGACAACAGATGCAGGCAGAGCAACTCACCGATATCTGGAACCAGCGTGAAATCCCCGTGATTCTTCGCAGGACCGGCAGGGGTGAGCTTCTGCGACTGCGGCTACCCTACGCAGAGACAAACCGGGCTTGGCTGCGGAACAACCGACGTACCTCGCCCGTCTGGCTTGCTGACGAGCGTTACTGGGAGATACCCAAGTCCTGGTTCAATGACTTCGTGGAACGAGCCCTTACTACCTTCGGTGCAGTCTACGTAGTCCAGCCTTACCGCGAGCAGGAGAAGTGTTCCCCAGCCTGCCTCAACGCTGTTGGACACGAGTGTCAATGCTCCTGCATGGGGCGCAACCACGGATCAGGCAACGACGGGAGTTGGTTCGAGATTTCCGAGACGTTTGCCACGCGATGGGGTAGCCAGATGCTTGCCTGTCGCCTCATGAGGACGCTAGGGGAACGCAAATGACTGTCGATCGGCGCACAGCGAAGACAGAGCCACCCGGTAAATTGGGGGGACGGAATGAGACTATGCCTGACGGAGGGCAGGATCCCAGCCCTGCCTCGCAGAAACCATCTGATGCCGAACTTGACGGTGTGGTCACCAACCTGCAGCTCTCGATACAGGAGTGGGCGACACGTCACGAGTTGTGGTTCGACTGTGGCTTCCAGTCCTACGCTGAACGGGTCCAAGGAGAACCCGGGGAGACCCCCGTCGTCACGATCCTACACTTCGATGGTGATCTCGGACGCGCGCTCGATGGTGACTTTCATGGTCTCGACATGGAGTTCTGCGAACTACTTGAAGATCATGGGTTCTGCCATGAGAGGATTGATAGCTGCAGCGCTCACATATATCCCGAGGACAATAGCCCGTTGTTCCAACCGTTCCTCAATCGAGAGAACTGGCAGTGGGTGTGCGGACTGATCCAACAGGATATCGCGGACGTCTATGAGGAGCTGTATTTGCACTTCGCGAAACGCCCGGAGGACCTTCACCGGCTGAGCTGGCGGGAATTCGAGACGCTGCTTTTCCGAATCTTCCAGTCCCAAGGGTTTACATGCGAGCTGGGCCCCGGCTCGAACGATGGCGGCGTCGATGTCCGCCTACTACAGCGGGACCCATTGGGCGACATACTGACACTGGTCCAAGCCAAGCGCTATGCGCCCAAAAATAAGATCAATATGTCTGCGGTCGCAGCGCTCCATGGTGTTGCCGATGTCGAAGCGGCTCAGAAGAGTATTTTTGTCACTACCTCCAGCTACCTTCCCTCGGCGCGAAGGTTTGCTGGCCGCACCCGCATCCCTATGACGCTTGCGACCTCAGCCGATGTTCGCGATTGGTGTCGCGATGCGAGCGAAGGGATCATCCGCGATAAATCGAAGCTGGTTACGCCTCAAGCAGTCTCTTTGTTACTCCAAAACCTCGCCGATAGAGACCCACGCATCGTCCATGCGTCAATTGGCTACTCAGTTATCATGAACCAGTTCGCAATCGTCCTGAAAGAAACGAAGTACGCGGCGCTACTAATGATTATTCCTTCACAGACGACATCTGATGATGGTTACGGCCAAAGAGGGTATGAGGTACCCGAAATTGGCCCAGCATGCCTTGAGCGTCTAAAGGCCGATACCGTATTTCGTGCGAAGAGATCCTTCCACAATGGCAAAATAAGATACTGGAACGGTCGGAACCTGTATTCGCCATGGGATGGCGCCCCTAAGCTTTTTGACTTTTATTAGCAGCTGGCGAATTGTTGTTTCCGAAGTGAGTTAGTTAAAAGTTACTGGTAAAGATCAGAATAGGGCGAAAGTCTTCGCGAAACTCATCTCTTTAGATGTCTAGTTTTTCTGATCGGCCTCCGTAAAGCCAACAGACCACAATCTTCCCACAACTGCCCCTAAAATTACTCGTATGATAAAAGCATATCGCCAACGGCTCTCCGCTGCCCATGAGCGCCGTTGGTCTGATCATTTTCGTGGCGTCAGGAAAATGATCTTATCGATCACTTCTTAACGACAAACGGACTTGCCGATCACAAGCCAGCACTAAAGGCCGACAAGCCGAGTACGGGCCAAGCAGCGTACCGCTTGGCCCGGTGTATTCCACCTGCGCCACACGCCCCTGACGCAACCGGGCGACAAAGTGGCATGTCCCGTGGCCAGATAAGTCCAGCTCCAGCGACATTGGCCCCTTGATCGTAAATGGACCCTGCACCTGCTGGTCCTGCCGCCATTGCAGCACCTCGCCGTCTGGCAGGGTGGCCGCGTTATCCGGCACTCCAGCGCAGGCGATAAGGTCAGACCGGGCCATACCGACAAGATCACGCTTGGCCTGTAGCGGGACATTGGCGCAGGCCGAGAGGGCGAGCAGGCAGGTCAGCGCCTTAATCCGCATCATCCTGCCCTTTCGTAAGCTGGCCCCAGAAGCTGCCCGCGCTTGCCCGCCAGCGCCATATGAGCGCCAACAGGAGCGTGCCGAGGCCGACAAACGCGCCCCCGACGATCTCCCCGCATTCAAAGCCCCCCATCACCCTATGGTCCGGCTATAAAGGGCGAGCCAGTAAACGCCCGCGAAGAAACCGACCACGAGACCGGCTACGCCACACCCGATGGAAATCAGATAGGTCATTGTGAATTACTCGCGGCATAAGCATAGAAGGCAAAACCGCCGAGAAGCCCTACGGCCACCCCGGCGATAGCGGTGGCGGTGAATGCAATGACTGTCATGCTGTCAGAAACTCCACATTTTGCGCTTTGAGCGCATCAATATCTGGCCCAGTTGGATACAGGCCGTTGGCCAATGTGAGCTGCGGCCAGACAAGACCATGGGCCTCCATGATCCGGCTGCGCAGCCATCCCCATGTGACCTTCTGGATTGCGCCCCACGTCAGCAGGTCTACCGTGTCGGAATCGGACAGGCCGCTATAACTCCAGCCCAGCAGACAATGGCCGCCAGCGCTGCCCGGCGTGGTATCGCCATATGCGCCGTTGTCCGCCTCCAGCACGCATGCGCCATTGGTCGCTTCAATCTGATTCATGTCAGACTGGGAAAGCAGAACGCCGAGATAGACAGTCCCGAGGCTGGCCATAATCAGAGCCAGAGCATTGCGGTCCTGTGCATTGGCCGTGCCCCATAAGGGGTAGTAGTCCCCAGATGCCAGACGGTAGCCGCAAACCACCGCAAACCTTAGAACATCGACTTCCACACCACCCCGATCTGTTTCCGGACAGCCCGGCTTGTATCCGGTACTGTCGGCATAGAACTGGATAGCGTTGTCATCATCCACACCGATCTGGAAGCCGCCGAGGGCCGCCGTGGCACGCAAGGCATTAGCCAGCCCTACGCTGGTGCAATCTCCGATCTGATCATTCCCCAACATGAGCGGGGCCGGATTGATATGCGACCGGTCCAGCACGGCAGGAGCCTTGCGGGCCATCATGCGCAGGCCACCCAAACGGGGCTGGCCCGGCAGAACAACAGCCGGACGGCACCCAAGCTTGCGCCCGCTCATAGGTACCATGCCCGCGTATAGATACTTGCTGCCCACACCCCGGCCAGAATGACACCAACCGAGGCCACCAGAGCGCATGGCCGCATTACTTCACCCCCAGAATGGCCAGAGCCTTCGCCTCGGTCATGCCTGTGGCAGGGTTGGCAGCCCCCACAAACACCATATCGCGGGTCATACGCGCCCGAACCGGCGCATGAGTGGAGGCAATGCCCAGCAACGCCTCAAACACACTGATGATGGTGATCAGGGCATTATCTGCCGTTTTAGCATCGGCAATAACCGTGGCGGACAGAATGGAGCCTGACCCGGAAATGGCGCTGTTGATCGCCCCGGAGACCGTGGTCATGCCTGCAAGAATGCTGCTCACACGGGTTTTCCACGTCGCATCATTATAATTGATGGTCAGCGTGGATCCGGCGGCATTCGAAAAAGCGGACAGTGCCCCGGAAAGCGCGGTATCGGCAACGCTGATAGCTGCGGCATAGGGCGCGAGTGTGGGAAATGCGGACAGGAAGCTGCTTACGGTGGCGGCCGCATTCAGGCCTGCCTGCCCGTAAGCTTTCACTTTTGCCACGTCCAGCGTGATGGTTGTTACGCCATTTGTGGTTGTGACGGAGCAGCCGGACGTGGTGGCAATGGCCACCAGAGCGCCAACAGACATAAGGGCACACCCCATAAAGCGGCGCTTACCCTGATCAACAGCCTCAACCTGAACGGGATGAACACTCTCGGACGTGCCGGAGCGCAGGATATTACGCAGAGAACTCGGTTTCATCATTGAGCCTTTGGGCAGAAAGCAAAAAAAGCCCCGCTGCATTTGCAACGGGGCGAGTAGGTCAGGCTGAAACCTGAGTGGGGTCTGTGGCAGGGGCCTGCGTTACCTGCGCGGCAGCCGTAGCTCCCGCCGTCAGAGCGGCCAGTTTGGTCATGCCGGAGAAAATTTCGGACAGGGCGGTATCCACCCCATTCAGGTCGAGCGCTGGATCCAGCCGGGGCACCAGCGTTTGCACCAGCAAGCTGACTGCCGTACCGGCCAGATTGAGGTCGGCCTTAACCGCAGCATCCTCATGTTTGCCAGCAATCTGGGAGACCAGACCATTCAGGGCCGTGGCGGACTGAAGTTCGTTCATATGGGATTGCTCCATAAAAAAAGCCGCCTCTTCGGGCGGCTGTTGGTTGGGGGAGAAAGGCGGGGTTATTCCGGGGGACTGTCCCGCACCAAAGGGCTGGACGGAACAATTGCCCGTCCGGCTACAACCGGGGGGCGAAGACCGCTCCCCTTGCTGATCCAGAGGGTTGTCAGCGCGTTGGCCGCAGCCCCCCAGTTGCAGGCAACAAAGTTGAGCACCCGGTAGGCCAGCATCAGAATAACCTGCATGCGACCGTGCCCGGTTGGTGGAGGCAGGTCGGTACAGGCTAGAGCTACGGCAATCCATGCAAGCAGGACATACTCGCGGTAAGGGTCGGGAATGCTCAGAATAATCCCGACCAAAACCGTAGGCTTGCTTACAGCTTTGGCTGTCAGCACCGCGGTTCTGGTGGGTTGGGGCGGGGTATCCACCATAGGTTTATCCTTGGTCAAAAGGCGCCATGCCAGATGGCGCAACAGAGCAAGCCGCATGGCTGGCTCCTTTCCTCAGGCTGCAATTGCCTGCTGGAACAACCCGACGTTGTGGGCCGCATTGGCCGCACCCAGCGCCGTGTTGTAATTCTGTTTGTGGTAGGCACTTAATGCCGCCGCATCATTGGCGGCCGGCAGGGCAGATGGCGCGCGCAGGTACTTCACCCGTGCCATGGCGCATGCGTAGCGAAGGTTCCAGACCGTGGCTTCAGCATCAGGAGGGCCAGCCAGCCCGCATAGCATCAGGATACGCCTTGCCATATCCGGCTGATAGCGCAACCAATTCGTCCAGCAGTCATCATGCGTAGCGGGTTCCATCTGCCATAGACCAAGTGCTGGTCCTTGGATCTGGGCCAGATAGCTGAGCCCGCTTTCCACCAGAGCCGTACCGGTCAGCAGGTTAAGTGCCGCATCCCCACCCTGCCCCATAGCCTGGACAACGGGGAGAACAATGCGGGCCTTAAACTGGGAGAGGTTAAGGCCGGTCATGCTGCCCGGCTTCCTGCTGGCCATCATCCATATGCGGGTGGCGATGAAGAAAATGCACGCTCCCAAATGCCCAGTCATCCCATGTCTGGCTGGAGAGGAGCGTTCCACCGACCATGCCACCTAGCGTGGCAACTATGCCGATGACTGTCCCCCATATCTTGATTTTCTCACCACGGATTTTTACCGCCCGCAGTTCCTGCTCTTTCAGCTCATTCTGCCGCTTTTGTGCGCCAGTATGTTCGGCAATCTGCTTGGTCAGATCCGTCAGCGCCTTGCGCGTGTCCGATGCTTCAACAGCCCGGTTGCGCTCGCGCTCCTGCCCCTGTGCCTCAACAGAGATCAGCTTCTCCATCATGGCGGACTGGCCGGACTTGAGTGTGTCCACATCGTCCTCCAGTCCATCAAGGCGGCGGGCGTGGCTGTCCACGATCACGCGCAGGTCATCATCAGCCGCGCATGGGCCTGCGCACTGTGGTTGGGTCATTCATTTTATCCAGGCATAAAAAAACCGCCTCACGGGGCGGCAGGTCGGTGCAGACGGGGCGATACTGGTCAGGCAGTAGCTGCTTCCATCACATCCGTGGGCTGGACAGGCAGCGCCGTGCTGGTGGTGTCCGTGCCGCCAGCTATGGCGGCGATGGCTTTCACATACGCCTTCATATCCGCCGTAAAGACCTCGCCCATGGCAGCGGTCAGGTTGGCCTGCTGCTGTATCCATGCCTGCGCTGTTGTGGCTTGCGTTTTCAGTGGAACAACCACGACCGGCGGCGCGTAATCGACCAGCGCGCCATTCTCCACGGCCATGCTTTTGGTGCCGGTATTTCCCCCTTTTGCTGTCCATTGCTCCGCCGTCATGGCGAACAGGGTGCTGGCAGCGGGCAGACCATCCATGGAAGCACAACTCCACATATCATACCACGCGCAGGGCTTCCCCATATCCGCATAGTAGCGTGCGGGATACGCGGCTTTCAGATCGTCCAGAATGCTCACTGTCGTTCTCCAATAGCCATGACTGTCAATGTAAACTGGACGGCGGAATTACCAGCACTATTGCTGGTGAAATATGTCGCTGCCCAAGTGAAGCCCGTGTTGTCGATAACTTCATTGTAGTTCGCGTCGAGCGCGATGTGCGCAACACGGGTCCAGGCATTACTGTTGGGTTCGTTGTTGATCCGCAGGAGAACACGCGGGACCGTTCCGGCCTTAAACGCTACCGGGAATTTGGTTGTGACAATGCCGCTGTTGTCGCCTGAGACGACGAACGTCTGTATCTGCTGGCCGGGATCAAGAGGCAGGTCAGACAGGCTGGCAAGAATTGGAGCAGTCGTACCGTCTCCGAACACAAGCCGCCCGTCCGCGTTCTCCCAGATGTCGGTGATGCGCTTATTCGGAGCAACCGGAACCGATTTGACATACCGGCCCTCTGCCGTCAGGGCATTTAAGGCATCCTTGCCGTTAAAGGTCAGGATGCTGGGGACCAGAACCTGCCCTGTTTCACTGAGGTCAAACACCCCTGTCGAGAGTGCCATAGTTCCCTTGTTGGCCGTGCCGGGCGTGCCACCAGCAATGCTCAGGGTGGCATCGGGCGCTGCGTCTCCCTCAGCAGGCGGTCCGGCAGACCAGAAGCGATGCGTAACAGTGTTGGCAACGGTTTTGCTGCCCCAGTCCATTGCACCCGTGACATTGCCGCCAAGCAACGACAAGTAGAGTAAATCAGCCTGCTGTTTTGTTAAAATCCCGGTGAAAAAGTTAACCCACTTTGCACCATCTGCACCGGGAACACTCAGGTTGCTGTCTTGGGTCGAACGCCAGTAATTTCCTGCAGCATCAAACACAACAGCGCCTGTAGGGTACCCGCCCACCAGCTGCGCGAGTTGCGCGCTATACGGGGCAACACCATATTGCGCAGGAGAAAATATGGTTTGCATGGCCTTGAGGACCTGTGACCAATCGGAATTACTGGGCGTGATGCCAGCGGCTTTGACGATGTTGATCAGTTCCGACATCATCATATTGTAGTGCCAGGCGGGTGCATCGGTCGCCATTTGGCCGGTAGCAGGGTTCCCGTCCGTGGCCCACCCGGGCGTGCCGGAGGCGGGTGCTTTATCCGCCTGCTCCTGTGCGACTGTGTTTGTCGCTATCAGCAGATCCATGTCAGTTCCCGTAATTGAATAAAAGGATTGTATGGGCTGGGGCGCGGGCCTTCAGCTCGCACTGAAGAACATTATTGCTCCACTGCGCCCAAGGCTGGCCGAAGCTGTCACCGAACTTCAGCCGGTTGATTGTGAACTGGGGGGCATTGACCTGCCATGCGTAGGCCCAGGCATCACCTCCAAATGGTGTGCCAAAGCGCGCCCCAAAGCGCCGGGGGGCAAACTGCGTTATGGTGATGTCGTAGCCAAGGGCTTTAGCAAAAGCGATGAAATACGGGACAGAGCACCCGTTGGTATCGGTCAGTCGGGCCACAACCTGTGCCCGCCGTTGCGCAATGCTGGGGTTCACCCCAGCGCATGGATCTGGCAGCCCAAGTGTTGCCTCCCACTCAGGCAACAGTTCGGTTGTGCTGGTGGGAAACGCATCAACCAGCAGATTACCTGCCCGGTCAGAGCTACGTGCAAAACTGGCAGCCCATGCGCCACTAATTTTGTAAAGAACACTCCCCTCGCCCCGAGGCCAGATCGGCCCGGTGGGCAGCAGGCTCATGAAGGCCGGCCGAAACATATCTTTGGTGAAGACTGGCGGCATATCAACTCTCGAAAGTGATGGAGCCCAGCATCGGCATGGCTGCTGCATTGGCACCCGTAACTGGACCCGTAGGTTCAGACACACTGAAGGTGCTTAAATTAAGGGCTGACAGGGCTTCATCCCAGTTATTGGGGTGTATCGTTCCACCGGGAGCTGACAGGCGCAGGAACATATCGGTCAATGCGGCCTTGATAAGGGTCTGGTTGGCAACCGTATTCCCGGTCCCCAGATCGACTATTGTAAAGTCTACGGGTTGGGCTACAGGGGCACAGACGATGACAAGAGCATCGACCGGTTGAGACTGATAAAGCGCATTGGCAATGACCAGTTGGTCCCCTGTCGCTGTGGCATACCGTGTATCCGAATCACTGGCCCCATTAGTCCCGTTCGGGAAGCCACCGCTAGCTGCGTTGGCAGCATCCAGCATGGGATAAACCACCATTGTTCCAGCCCCAAAACCCAAAGGGTTAACCCATGCGCGGGTTACGCCGGGGACAGCCAGAGCCCAGTCTATGTAATCCTGTTTTTTGCCGTTTTCCCCATCCCCTTGCCACGCAAGCAGGACGCGGGAGCGGAAGTCCTCCTCTTCCTCAAGATCAGCTCCACCACCAAACGCTGAAGACACCTGCCCCACTGTCTGGATGCCAGGGACAGGGCTGGATAATGTTGCAAGGCTGCCTACTGGTATGTTGCCAGCGCGTCCTGTTACGCTACATGTGGCCGGGGCCGTAGCCACACTATTGCTGGTTGTGCTGTCTGCCGTTGTTGTGGCCATTAAACCACCAGCCAGCGCGATACCGGTCCCAGCCGGAATGGTACCATCCCCCGTGACATTGAAGGCAACGCTACCAGATGCAGCGGACGGAGCCTTGCGGGTCACTCTTTTCAAAGCCCCCCAGCTTTCCAGATATTCGTCCGTTGCAGTCCAAGGAACAGCCTGTTGGGAGATCCAGTCCAGATAGGCGTAATGAAGGTAGGTAAGACCCGCTAGCGCGTAACAGAGCACACTGAGGACTGAAAAGCGCAGTACTGCGGAAACACCTGCTACCCCGCCGTCCAGAACATCCTGCAATGCCTGCTGACGCAGGTCAGTCAGGGTTGGTCTTGCATATGGCATTACAGCCCTTTCCATGCCCAAGAGAACAGGAATACCTGCGGGGCAACCTGCCCGGGCTCCTGCACAGTCACACGGAATTCTACCGCCTGCCTGTTGGTGGCACTCCATTGGGCGGCCACCACCACGCTTTGCGCCACACCATCATCCACCAGCCATTGCAGGGATTCCTGACATATGGCTTCAACCTCACGCGGAACGCTGGACTGCCCGGCCTTTATGGCGCGCTCCATCTGCCACAGCCGCGAGCCTATGGGGCTGTCTGCCCAGGCATCGGCCCACCAGCCACGGCGGTTGTTTGTGCGGGATCCAGAAGCGCCGGCAGCGGGAGAAATGCCAACAGCACCGTCAAGCGCGGTTATGGTTTCCGGCGCCACCCTATCTGAGAACAGACTGACCATCACGGCAGAGGCCAGAGCGCTACCAAGCAGTAGGTCACCACCGCTGATAATCCACTCCCCTTCGCCGCGTGCGACATTCCACGAAAGAGCAATATCCATTTTATTCCGGTACCCCTGTTGTACCTGGCGCAGCCTGCACGGGATGCTTGTGATTGGTCAGGCTGATCTTGCCGGCCAGCACGTCCCCCTTTGCCGAAATATCTCCGGTGCTGGTTATGGGGCAGTTAAAGGCCGCCTCAGACGCAGTGACATTAAGGGGACCTGATGTAGAGATGGAAATACTGCCATCAGCCTTGAGCCACACCCGCGCGCCTGTTTTGACATGGTAAAGGCACGCATCCCCCGGCTGCAGGTCACGGGGGTAATATCTCTGGTCCCCGGTTGCCACGGCAACACCACGCGATCTGTCCCCCGCCTGGAACAGCACCACGACATCAGCCCCCGGCAGAGGGCGGCTGTGGAAACCAACCTGCTGGAGTAGCGGCACATCACTGCGGAGTTCTCCGCCTGCCAGTGCCGCTTGTACGGTGTGAGTAGAGGCTTGCTCATCCGTATTGGCTGTCAGACGCCCCAACCCCAGCGCCATGGATACGCGCCTGCCCAATCGACTGAATGCGTTGGACATCAGGTGTTCCTTATTGCGGCTGCTACACCCTCGCTCTGGGCCAGAGGAAGCACCAGAGGCTGTGGCTTGAAAGCCTGAGGTGGCATCAAAACCAGATTGGCGTGGGTTCCGCTCTCGCCTTGCACGAATTCAATTTCGGCTATCAGAAGCTCTTTTTTGAAGCCTGTCTGGGGGCGCGAAACCCTACAGAGCGTGTTGGGTTGCCATAGGTGCCCGTTGCTGTCCCGCCAGCTATCGCTGGTTATTTCCACCACCTGTGATCGCCCGTAGCGGCGCGCGACCTCCCACTGCACTCGCTGGCGAGCCACAGCGTAATCTGCATCCCCCGTTTCAACCGGAATAAGCAGTGTGCGCGGTCGCTTTACCCCGCTATCATTCGCAGATGCTTGTACGGGAGCGGTCTGTGCCTGCATCTGTTGTGTCTGCTTGTTCCCGTCATCGGGGGGAGTGAACAGCACCGCCATATTCTGAATGATGGCCTGCACATTACTGTAGCGGCCATTAAGCGAGCGAAGGACGGACATGCGCTCAATATTTTGCCCCACCGTCAGGCACCCGACATTTTTGGTACCCAGTGGGGCCAGTACGATGCTGCCGTCTGGCTGATCGTAAAACAGGCACCCGGCCAAGCGCGTAGCGCGCTCGATGACCTCATACGCGGTTTCGGTCAGAATGACGGAGAACTGCTGGATATTGGTATCCCCAGCCCCGCCAATGGACCTGACCTGTATGCCCGCCTGCTGGCAGACCTGCTGGGCAATACCCAGCACGGTCGTATTGTTCATCTGATAAGTGGAAAACAGGGCAGAGCACTCCACCGCATCAACCGACTTTGACGTGGCGATAATCCGTAAGGAATGCTCTTCAGGCCCAATGTCCTCGGCAATGCTTTGGACGTAGCCGGTCAGGACCTGATCATTACCGATAAGGATACTGCAGGCATCCCCTTCGTTGATTGAAAGGTCACTGCCGCCAGTTGCAGTGGGTTGCCAACTGGACGTTTCCAGCATGGCTGCCCAAGGCATGATCTCCAGCCCAATGCGAATGGACACCCGCTCCCAACCAGTAATGATGTATTGGCCGATCCTGATTGTAACGCCCTGAGCCGTTTGACTATCATACCCAAACACTGTGGATGCATCGCTCAGAAGGCTCATTGGGGGCTCCGCAAGATCAGGAAGACAAAGCTTGGAAATTTGTAGGCATGAAGGCTGGATGAATGGGGTTTGCCCTGCCGATCAGATCATCCGATCGGGAGCCATCCGCATAAAGCTGTTGTGCCAGCACAAGCGCAGGCAAAGGCCCGTTGCGGGCAACGGTAATCTGGTCCGGCAACTGGCTGGCCTGCTGGGCCAGAAAGGTGGTCAAGGACGAACGAAGATCCCGTAACACCCGCCAGATATCCGTGTAGCCCTCATCCGCCGCTTCGGTAGCTGCCGTATCCATTTGCGTGGCAACCAGCTTACGGAGCGCTTCTGCCTGATCGGATGATGTTGGGTTCCAGTCCGCACAGGCCAGAGCGATGGATGCCAAAGCCATCTGCCGGCACATCGCCGCCGTGGCAGAACGGGCCGTTGCAATAGCTGCGCCAATGGGGGCCAATGTCGCGCTGGCTTCCACATCGAATGTGGCGAGGGAGAGCAGAGCGGCCATTTGTGCGCCGGGATCTGCCAGAGACGTGCGTACCAGTTCCGCCACGTTCAGAGCAGCACTGGATAAAGCATCCGCCGTACCACCTGCCCCCAGATCCGCCACGGCACTTTCCATGGCTACGCGGGAGGTTGTCAGATCAGCCAGAACGGTTGACACCGTGGCCGTATTATCGACCACCGCAGCGTTTCCTGAGGTGTATCTACCGTTATTTCCAGGAAGGATACTGATCGCGGAGGCCATGGCGCGAGGTGAGCGAACAGCTTGATTGGCAACCCTCCCCCACCCCGTTGCTACTGCCTGCGCTGCGGCAACAACAGGCTGGCCAACAGCTAAAGCGGCGGTGGCCGTTTTGGCATAACTGCTGGCGGATACAGCCTGCGCCACAAGAGCTGCTGCTGCGGCCGCAGCATCAAGGGCAACCTTGACTGTACTGCCCAGCAGATCCTTCTGCTCGAGGAAATCGAACGAAACATCAATCCGGCCCGTAATGCCGTCTGGCTCGCCCCATGCAAAATTCATGCATGCGGCTTTGATGACCCCAATAGTCGGGTGAATCAACAACCCCGTGCCAGCTGTTTCCGCTGCCAGAACCAACAGGTCTCTCTGCGCCGCAGCCGTAGCACCCGTTACAAATCCACGAATATGATAGACCCGGCCTCGTTTACCCAGATCCTCAACATAGACCCCATCTCTGTATGGGTACTGATGAACAGCCTGTTTGCGCCCGGTCTCTCCCCCACTGCCAAGAACGGCAAATGGCACAGCGCGGAATGAGCACTGGAGATACTCCAGCGCTGTGTTGATGAGTGAACCGGACATGTATCAGTTGCCTAGAGCAGTATTGGTTGGATCCATCGCCCGTTGCTGTGTGATGGATGCCACTTTTAAGTTCGAGCTGGCCGAGGTGACTTTCACCGAAGACCCGGGAGGCGCGTTGTCATGACTGATCTCAACCCGTAGCCGAGATATGGTGCCATCAAGATCGCCACTATTTCCTTGCCCTGCAGGAGACGGAACTGATGCCGCGGGAGCAGATGGAGCTTCATGATAACCACGTAGAAAAGCGGCCCCGCGCGTCAGGTCCCCGTCTTCACCAGTCCCAGGCCTCAGGAAGTCGCGGGTGAACATCCTCATGGCTTCTTCTGGTGAAGAAGCATGAGAAAATTGTGCGAATTGATCCGGGTTATGCTGTCGATAGTAACGTAGAGCCGCAAGTGTCTGACCATTGACGTCAGACTTCCAGACATCAACACCTTGCTCCGCCAATATCTGATCTCTGGTTGACCTGATGAACTGGTAAGCGCCCCTGGCTGAGGAAAATGGATTTTTTGCCCCAGGAGATAGATGAGATTCAGCGATCCCTGCGGCCGTCACACCTTTGATTGCACTCTCATTCAGGCCAAGACCGCCGTTTCCTCTGAGTGTTTTCATCAATGCGCTTCCGCGCTGATTATCTTCTTCAGAAGAGACTAGATCATCTGGGTCCTGACCATAAATTTGGCGGTATGCCCACGCATAAGGTGCCGCCAGTGTTTTCATCCCGGGGAGGTTGGAAAACCATTCACGATTAGCTTTTTGCTGGTCTGGAGTGACACCATTTTGTGAAGCATCAGAAAGCGTTTTATAGGCTTCTAGTAGCGTCAATGCTGTACGAATTGACGCTCCGCTCCTTGCAATACCACCAATTGCTCCCCCGGCAGCGCCACCCGTTGAAGCAATGCTCTTCATGGCAGCTACAATACCCAAAAGTGAGGCAGTTAAACTGGCAAGTCCAGCCAAAGCAGAGGCTGTCCATAACACGGCCATACCAATGGCTACGTCCTTGGCAACAGACTTCCAGCCCCCTAGCTTGTCTACAACAGATGAGATCGTCTGAAACACCGCGGTAACTTTGGTTTTTATTTCATCCCAACCACCATTTTTAAGCCACGTAACCAGTTGCCTCACGTACCCAGCAATATCCTGAGATATCCACTGCCGGTTTGCAGCAATCCACTCGGCCATCTGCTGGATTACGGGAGTAATTGCGGGCTCAACAGCCTCGGCCACACTGTAACCAAACCCCTCAACCGCCAATGATAGCTGCCGTTGGGAATTTTGCATGCGGGCGGCGGCGTCCGCGCCCTTCTGGTTCATCACACCATACCGCTCGGCTAGGCGGATGTTCTGCTGATATTCCTGTGCCGTTTGCTGGAAAACGGGCAAAAGGCCCTGTCCGGCTTCCCCAAACAACTTGAGGGCAGCAATGCTTTGGGCCGCAGGATCCTTGATGCCACGGATCTTGTTGGCAATCCGATCAAACAGTTGCTCGGGAGAGAGTTTTTCCAGCTCCCCCATGGAAATGCCAAGAGCCTGAAACTGCGCCGCAGCCTCCGGGGCAAATCCGTTGATGGCTTCCCACTTCTGGGTGGAAAGCTGACCCAAAGCGCCAGACATTGCATCGGCGGATCCGCCAGACAGACGGGCAGCGTTGCGTAATGCCATGAGCCGTCCGGGGGCCATTCCCATACTGCGCGCAGAGGTACGCAGATTTGTCCCTACCTGTGCCCAGGCACTGGCCAGTTTATACACCCCGGCAATAGAGGCTGCTCCAGTCAAAGCGCCCATTTCCGGCACCAGACGCCCTACTGAACGGAACGTGTTTAGTGTTGCGCGGGAAAGGTCCTGCATCCCCTTGCACAGCCCGCTGACCCCTGAGACCGAAAAGAAACGTGAGAGAGAGCGGGACGCGTTCCTGATAGGTGCCTGCATTGAGGCAATACGGTTGTTAAACGCATCCAGCTTTTTGCTGGCCCTGTCGGTCGCATCCAGAACAATGCTAACGGTTGCGCCCATTTTTTGCCTCTTTGCGCTGCCGCTCAGCGATACGGTTGGCTTGCCCGACCCAATGCACCAGCATCTGCCCGCTCAGGCCTTCCGCTTCAGTCAGGGACATGCCGGAAAAGTAGGCCATCAGATCGGCTGGGAGGGATTCCCAGTTTGATGGCCAGCTATAAAAAAACCGGTCAGATAATCTGCACCCTTGGCAAACTTGCTGATCGGCATTTTCAGCACTGCGGCCATTGGCCAGCCACTTATGGCACTGACAAGATCAATCTCGGCCTGCAGGAAGCCGGCAAAACTGCCGCGCGATTCCGTGGCCTTGTACTTGCGCCGTTCAGAAACAACTGGCTCACGCAGGACCATTTCCGAAAAAGACTGATTGACGGCCTCAATTGACGGAGAGAACAGCAGTGTCAAGCTTTCAGGGCACTCCGGCTCTTCGTCCTGTTTGCGCCTGGCATTTTCCTCAAAAGCAGAAGCGTAGGCTACGGCTTTATCCAGAATACGTGTCGGGAGCTGATCTACGGCGACCTTTGGCCAACCTGAAATACGACAGACCAGATCGATCTGGCTGTCATAAATACTTTCAATGCTTGGTTTCTTGCCAATTACCTTGGCAGCCTGCAAGCTATGGAAAACTGTAGGCTCACGCAGGCGTAGCACTTTCCATTCAGCACCATCCTTGGTTGTGATCGTGCTGTCAGGGTAAAATACGCCGTCCTCAACCTGTTCGGTATCGTCCTGCTCGGCTACGGCACACAGGACTTCAGCATCAGTCAGAGTGTTCACGATACGGTATCCTCTGTAACGGTATCACTCTCGACCTTCAGTTCGAAGGTGCCTTCCTGCGTGTTGAGGTTGATCTGCTCAACCTGCCAGCCATTCACGCAGGTAATCACCTTGCCGTTGGCCAGAACGGCAATAACCTCAAGACCGGAAGCCCCCTGAAAGTCAGACACCTTGCGGTCGCGCCGGTCACGCAATGTAACCTGAATAAAACCTTGCCCGGGCATGGACTGAAAGCCTTCGACCGTGGACTGCCCTTTAAGGGTTTCGTTTACATCCCCGGCTGGTTGCCACTGAAGCTCCCCGACCACATTCCATGCCTCGCCGTTAATCGTAAGGGAGGCAGACCCTGCAAGAGGGCCACGATAAACACTCATGGTTTCTTTCTATCCCTTACGATTTGGTGAAGCGGATGTCCGCCGCCAGATCCCAGAGCTGGTTGGCAAAGTCATAGGGCAATTGCAGCATGACCTGCCCGCCGCCCGCATTCTGGTAGACAATCTTGGTTGCGAACGTATCCGGGTTCTGGACCCAGAGCTGTGTTGCCTGCCAGCGGTAACGGGCAACTGCAGATGCCGCGATCAGCTGGGCCGTGGTCGCCTGAGCGCCTGCTGGGATCTTGGTTCCATCTGCCACAAGGATGTAGCGGGCATACAGGGACGCGAGATATGTGCGCATGTCCTGCATACAGACCTGGGCGGTCAGCAGGGTTTCGATGTCCAGATAGCTGTCATCGGGCACACCGGATGCATTTTCCTGATAGGTGGTCACCAGCCGTTCGGTCAGGACCGTCCCGCTGTCATCCACTGTAAAGGTGGCCAGTCCATCATGGAGGAAGCTATTGCGCTCATCAAAGGCAAAGCGCCCTGCATCCGTGGGAGGCATGACAGTCAGCGCCAGACCACGCACAGGCAATGCGGGATTTTCACGCATGGAGACCGCGGTAACTGCTGTCAGCTGCGCTGCCCATGACATGGGAGACGATGGACTGTCTGAAATGGGCATAACCGTCCCATGCGGGTCGTTCTGCGCCAGACCAAAGGTAGTGGCCTCACCATAGGTGCCACGCAGGGCAGTAATGTGGTGCCCATAGAGCTGCTCCATGGGGGACCAGCGGCCAATGCTGTTATCAAACAGGTCCTTGAACGCTGTCAGGCTGGCCGTGTCGGTATAGGGATGACCGACTAGGTCATAAACACGGGTGCCCAGATTGGCCAAAGCCGTCGCAAGGCTGCTGGGGTTCTGTGTTCCACCAGAAGGCTGGGAGATGGTCACGCTCAAACCGGACGGAATGCTCTGGCCGCCAGCGGTCCCCAGCAGTGAGACGCCAAGCTGGATGGCATTTCCGGCCAGCCCTTTGTTACGGGCTGTCACGGTAACAACACCAGCCGCCGCAGTTACAGTAACTGGCAACCCTGTCACACCCTTGGCCGCGATCACCACATTGGCTGCCACAGCCGCCGCTGTATCCCCCACTGACACGCCCACCGGCACAAGCTGATCGGCAACATACAGCGCCAGTGTGCCAGCAGATGTGGCTGTGCCCGCCAGCGTGAAACTGCCCACTGCAGGCTGGGCGGCTTCATCATCCAGCAGAGGCAGAACCCAGACCTCGCCAGAACTATCAATCGTGCGGTAATCGCGGACCATGATGTGACACTGGGAGCCTTCGCCATATTTGGCGATGGCATCACTGACACCACCCGATATAGCCACAGCACCTGGTGTACCTGTGCCCGTGGCCAGCATTTGCCCGACCAGCAGAATACGGCGAGCGGCACTGGCGGTATTAGCCCCGGTGTTATCCAGAGCCAGATAGAAGCCAGGCACACGGTTGCTGGTAGAATAGCCTGGGACCATGATGCTTGCGCTCATGCCGTGGCCCCTTTCTGCTCAATAGTTGCGGGCTGTGCTGCGGCCGAGGCCTGCACTACTGGAGAGGCTTTCTGCACATCACCACACGCCAGAGCGCGCAGCCAGAAAGCTGTGGACGGCACCTCGGCCCCCTGTTCAGACAGGAGACGCAAGGATGCCGGCCACCGGACCGTGCGGCCCGGAGCTGGTTTTACAAACATGTTGGCGAACCTCAGTTAGAGGAAAGAGGCACCTTGAACCCGGCAAAATCGTCATTGCCGTTGGCCTGCACCTGCCCGATGAGCTCAGTGGCGGGCATGCCCTCTTGGGGATAGTATTCGATGTATTCCAGCCCCAGCAGCATACGCACTTCGCCAGTGTGCTCGGCTGTCTGGCTGTTGATCATCAATTCGGTTTCAATATCCGTGATCTGGGTAATCATACCTTGCAAAGTCGGGTCGAGCACAAGGGCAAGCTCAATTTGCTCAGCGAATATATCCAGATTGGCAGAAACCTCGGTTGGCGTTTTGCCACATAGCAAGGCGCGGATGGCCAGCGTGCTAACACGGGTAAAGCCTGGCCCATTGCGGCCTGTACTGGTCGCCCTGTCCCGTGGAGCCGTTAAAAGGATGGCCGGGAGCATATCAGGCGTTGCAGGCAAACTACGGTCGACCATGACGTTCTGGCCAGCAAGAGTTTTACCGGCAATGAGCGCCTTGGCTGCTGTATCCTTAAGCAACACACGGTAAAGGGTCATGGGCTGGCACTCGCAACGTTGAGGAAAATATCCGCCCCACCATGGCTATCTTTCTGAACTTCCCTGATTGTGTAGGTCTTTCCTCGGACCACCATTGTGTCGCCCTGCAATGGCTCAGTAGGGAAGTCAGAAAGAGAAACGCCTAGATGTGGCACGCCAGCAGTCAAGTTTGTCGGCATAAGACCGTCGGCGTCATCAATGACGGCGAGCGGTCTGTAACCTTCATCAAATATGGCTGGAACCTGCTGTGAAACGCCACTGGACGCGGACGTCCATATGACAGGCCCTTCCCGCTCTGGATCTTCACCAAAGATACGGAGATTAGGGGCAAGGACTAGGCTTGCCCAATCTATCGCCATAACTGCTCAGGCGCCAACACGGCCAGACATCAGGATTTCTGGACGTGTGCAGATATGGAGAGGGTAGGAATAGGCCTCCATACGCCACCAGAAATTGCGGTCACGGTCAAAAATGGGAATGATGTAAATGGGACGGCCGAGGGTATTAACCCATTCCACAGCTTCCCCCGGTGCCAGTGCCCGCTGAAACACGCCGGGGGCTCCTTGTGGGAAAAACTTCACCTTGTCAGTAGGCACCGCAATGGTGGAGTTATCGTTCGAACCACGATAGTTGAACCAGCTGATACCGCCAAAATCCATGGCTTCAAACGCAGTGCCCTTGCGCAGTTCACGCGCGGCTTCCCAGTTGAAGTAGGTGGTCAGAACATCCTTGTGGGCAATCAGAGCATCCCAGAAGTCATCGCCACACATGGCCATGACACGGGTTGAAGGAAGCCACGCCCCCTGTGCCTGACGTGCCATATACCGCACGATCTTGTTGCACTGTTGCCGCAGACTGCCCAGAACAGGATCAGCAGCATCGAGGTTGAAGCCGATTTCCTTTGGCCGTGTGATGCCAAACTCTTTTGCCCAGTCAAAGAGCAGCGTGCCATCCGCGTCCAACAGCAGGCCCTGAACTGCCGCAAGGCGATGCAATTCCCACGTGTATTCCATGTTAGCTGTAAGACCGGTTGGCCCGGACAGACGACGAGCCACTTCGGTCTGGACCTGCATCAGTACGGACTCTGTTCCGAATTCACGTACGTTCTGCAGCTCCGTGGCGTAAACCGTATCGCCATGGGCCAGACGTGGTGCCTCAAAATAGCGCATCTTGCGCTTTTCTGTCCGACGTTCGGTAAGAGGAGCGCCACGATCACTGGTCGGAATAACGATCAGCTGTTGATCACGATGTTCGACCGCGAGTGCCGTGGTCCGAATGGGCAGATCTTCAAAAAGACCCAGATCGCCAATGCCAGTCGGCAGGAAGGGAACCCGGTCCACATAGCTTGTGAGAGAAATGGAGGTAAACGGATCCTGCCGGAAGACGTCAAGAATACTCATATGCCAATCCTGAGCTCACAAAAAAAACCGACAGCCCGAATGCTGTCGGTTTGATGCAGAGCTATTGCTTCAGGTGAAAAAGAAACGAGGTGCAGCGCGGCCTTAGCGCGAGACAATGCCTGCTACGGCCAGCTGGTTCAGCGCTTCGGACTGTAACGTTGCAACATTGGCTGCACTTGTAACGGCAGGATCCCAGCAGAGCTCCTGTTCGTTGACCTCTGCCAGACGTGAGACAACGGCCACGTGCCGGGCCGTTTCGGCCTCGACATACACACGATCAAACAGAACTGCTGCAGCTGCCGCAGCCCCGGTGTAAGGGACATACTGCTTGGGACCACTGGGCACCACAACAATGGTGAACGTATCCCCGGCCACAAAAGCGGTGGTTCCTGCGGATATAGTGAAGGAAAGCCCCCCCACATCGAGCGCAGTACCTGTACCCCCCACCCCAAGCTGCGAGCCATCTGGGCCAGCAACGGTGTAGTTTGTCGCATCTGTAAACACGATTTCGTAATTGGAGGGCTTTGTGCCTGCTGCAACGGTAATCGAACCGATGGTCCCATTGCCGGTATTGCTACCACCCACCACAAAGTCGGCAATGACTGTCGAGACATCGCTGAGGACAAGCCCGGCCTCAAATGAAATATCGGCCGAGGTTTCGTTCACCAGTTCCCCTTTATCGCGTGAGAGATAGCCATTGGCTTCACGGATAAGGAAGGCACCAGTGTAAAAATGTTCGTTAAGAACAGGACTGACCATTTGGGTCGCCTTTGCTTTTCCAAAGTGATGGAAGGATTATTTGCGGATAACGCCTGCGCGCTTTGCTGCTGCATCCCAACTGGAATCAATGCTGGTCTGGCGCGACACGCCGGGGGCACTGGCACTCACGCGCTGCTGCCCAAACTGGGCCATGGCATCCGCCAGCGCACCACCACGGCGGGATGCCCCTTTTGCTGCCGCTTTCAAAAGACCTTTGGCCTCAGACCGGGGGAGTGAAGTGTTGAAGGCAAGGTGAGCGGCAAGGTCTGGCCGATCCGCCGCAGCTTTGGTCGCAAAGATAGCGGCACAGCGGGCACGCTCACGCGCACGGGATGCTCTGGCGTTGGGGTCGTCGTTGTCTTCTTCGTCTTCCTCATCGCCTTCAGCATCGGCATCATCGTCCCCACGTGCGCGGCTACGGCCAGATGGTGTGGTGTTGTCATCACCTGGGTTGGTGTCATCATCATCACCACGTGCGCGGCTGCGACCAGATGGCGTGGTGTTGTCATCATCGGGGTTAGTGTCATCATCACCACGGGGCCGATTACGACCAGAAGGTGTGGTGTTGCCATCATCCTCATCGCCATCATCGGCGCTGGGAGGAGCATTATTTTCCTGGTCATCATCTTCAGCACGGCGGGCATTGCGGCCAGCTGATGCCCCACCAATCAGATGAGAGAACGAGAGAGCACTCTTCAGGCGTGATTTTGCCATTCGGGTATATCCTTGAACAGACTGCGCAAGCGCAGGTCAGAGAGAGCGGATGAGGTTTGCAAAAGCTGCGTCGGGGGCGCACACTTGATCAGCTAATCCGGCAGAAACCCCGGAAGCCCCCATGAATGTGCGCGCCTCAAACCCTTTTACGACCGAGGTTTTCAATCCCCGGTTGCGGGCAACCGTTTCGCAGAACAGTGCGCCCATCTGGTCAATATCGGCTTGGATACGGGCCAGTGCGCCTTCGGACAGGCTCTCATATTCAGAGCCTTCCGCTTTATAAGCGCCATACCGAACCATTGTGACCACCACCCCCGCCTTGGAAAGCGATTGTGAGAGGTCAACATGCATAAGAATGACGCCTATGGAGCCTGTGCCACCTGTGCGCGGCACGGTGATACGGTCTGCAGCCGAAGCTAGCGCGTAAGCAGCGCTGAAGGCATTCTCATCCAAAATTGCATGAATGGGCTTTTGCCCACGGGCCTGAAAGATGAGGTCCACCAGATCAAAACAGCCGGCTACTTCCCCGCCCGGGCTGTCAATGTCCAGCACAATGGCTTTGACTGACTTGTCATTCAGGGCATCAAGAAAATTCAGGCGGACGCCATCATAGCCAGTCATGCCTGAAAAAGGGCGCAAGCTATTCAGTTTTTGCACCAGAGTGCCCTGAATAGGAATAACCGCGACGCCAGCCACCACATCGTAATCTTTTTCGGTAGCGCGGTCTGCTTCATCCAGAGCAATCATGCCCGGCCCCATGGCAATGGACCGGCCATCATGGAACATGTGCGCAATCCCCAGACGGTCCGCTAAGGCCGCCACAACGATCTCGGCTTTCTGCGGGTGGATGGCAATGGGTGTATTAAACATCCGTTGCGCAAGGTGTGGAAGGCGACTCATTGTGGGTCCGGTGTTTGTGTTGTCTGGTTCACAGGCGCACCCATGGCCCACTGCGGGAATGGGAGGCCGCGCTCTTTCATCATCTGTCGTTCAGCGCTGCGCTGATCGAGCACTTCTTCATAATCAAGGCCCTGTTCAGCGCATTCGCGCTCAAGCGTGCCAAAACCAGCATCCAGCCCCAGTACGGCACCTTGACGTTCGGACACGGGATCAACCCACCCACGACCTGGGCCAATCCAGTGGCAACGGGAGTAGGCAGTCCGGGCTTCTAGAAAATCCGGTGCATTGTTGGGCAGTGGCAGGCGTTTCTGGTCGAACATCTCTTCCAGAACCGAGCAATAGACTGGATTGGCGAAACTGACAGCAAAGTCACCCCGCCGGCGGTTCATGGTCTTCCACATTTCAAGCATTGATGAACGAGATGAACTGTAGTTTGTCTTCGAATAATCCATACTCAGCTGCTCGGCTGATGTGCCAATGGCTGCCGCAAAATTACGAAGAAAGGCACTTTGGAAGGCATCAAAACCGCTGTTTGGTCTTGTGGATGCAACAGTTTTGACTTCTTCGCCGGGCGGCATGACCGGCACCCTGACACCGCCAATGGTAAGCGGGTTATCCTTATGCCAGCCTTCCCGAAGGTTCTGGTATTCAGTCAGTTCTCCATCTTCCATTCCTGATCGCACATCTTCGGGATCGTACGGACTTTGTACAAACGTGGCGAAAATGGTCTGAACGAGGGCTTGCTGGAGTTCAGCCTGATCATAGCGACCCAGCATGCGAAAGCGGTTCAGAATAGGAATAAACACGCTGAGACCGCGGTGCTGGCCTGCATCATCAAAGTCATATGAATGTACGACAATGGAGCGTCCCCACGGAGTGAAGCGGGGAATACGGTCCCAGATCATGCTTTCCACAGCATCGAAATAATCGAACTGGTGGGCCTGACGTATATGATACGCAATGTGCGCACCATTATCGTCTATTTCCACCCCGCCACGCATCGTGTGCGTATCCATCTGCTGGTACGGGTTGGAAAGCCGATCCGGATGAATGAGTTGAAGAGCTGTAGCGTAATCAGCGCCCTGTTCTATCCGCTCCGGCAGCCAACGCAGGACGCCCAGAGCCTCTCCATCTTTCATCTGATGCATGAAGGCCAGCCGGAAGAGCTGGGTGACTGTCAGCTTTTGGGCGGCATCACAAAAAAGCAGCGGGTTTTCTGACCACATACGCCATTCAGCTTCTGCAGCCTGCCTGAACTCACGGAACCACACAGCATCAAATTCTTTGCCGTACCGCCCTTTCAATGCACGATAGTCAGGCTTGGCAACCAAGCGGAACTGCGCGCCTACCACATTGTCGGTAATGCGGTTGATGCTGCCACGTGCCCACCCATCATTACGAAACAGGTCACGCGCCCGGGCAACCATGCGGTCACGGTCAAGATTGATCTCCGCATCAGGAGAGCGCAGCCATGGATTCCATTCAGAGCTTTCATTGCCCATCATGTCCGCGCCGTCATAGGCGAACATGCCGCCCATGCCACCCATCCAGTTGCCGGGCAACGTCATGGGGAATGAAGCCCTTGCCCCCTGACCCGCACCTGTGCCGCTCAGGCTGTTCCAGGCGCGGCGTAACAGTCCGGGTTTTTTCAACGGTAGCGTATCCTCATAGCCCGCCGAGAAGTGCTTACCCCCAAGAGGGTGTTCAGTTCACGCAGGTTGTTACGGAGTTGAGCTTCAGAAGCGCCGGCAAACGATACGTTCCGTCCACCGTCCCCCTGATTGTAGCCGGCCGACATGGGCCGTGTTCCATTGAGCAGTGACAGCAAAGCCTGCTGCGCCGCATTGCGGGCTTGGGTAACCTGTGCCTCCGTCATGCCTGCATAGGTGCCGCGAGGTACAGGAAAGAGAGATTTTGCCATTAGTAATTCCAGCGTGATCGACGGGGACCTGTAGTTGTGGGCTCCGCAGGCGCCGCGTTTGTTTTTCTCTGGCCCGATTTTGCCTGTGGCCGTCGTGGTGGTGTTTCCCCTTTCCGAGCTTCTTCGGGTGGGTTTTCTCTGGGTTCAAATGGCACGTGTCCACTGGCCCGTTCCTGCTCCATGAGGTCTGCACGTTTGTTCAAAGAGAAACCTCGATAAATCAGTCCGCAAAGGGCTGCGTAGCTGTACACTGCAAGGTCCAAAGCTTCGTTCGCGCGGCCGGGAATTTGCTCCCATACACGGTATATCTGGCCGTTTTTGTGTTTTCTGACTGATCGTTCCGCCAGCAACTGGGCGAAGTAGTTTATGTCCCGGTCTGCTGGAAAATGCATGTAACCGGGTGCCGGTTGCCCTGGTTCAGGCAAGGCAAGGTGAAGGCGGCTCCGGATGACATCCTTGGCCGCATTAACGCCAATGATGATAGGCCGAAAGCTGGCCTTGCTGCGCGATGTGGGGCGCTTGGTCGGCCAAACAGGGGAGCGTGCACCACCGCGTGCTGACTCCCCTTTGACAGCCCATATTTTTCTCCCAAGGCGTGCGCGGCAGAACTCATAGACTTTTTGGGTATGGTGGCCGCCAGAGTCTATGCATGCCGCCATGACGCTGAATGGCCTGCCATCAGCCCTGAACCAGTGGCGCTTTAATGCTTCATCAACCCTGCTCCATAGCTCAGGCCCATCTGGATCACCCTCAATAACGATATGAGCGATAGACCACCGCTCTTCGTTCCGGCCCCAACCTACAAACTCCAGTTCAACACGGTCATCTTGCACGTCTCCACCGACGGTGATCAGCACCACACCATCAGGGACTTCACCCGGCCAATTCTCTACCCTGGCAACGAGTGTAATTTCATTCAGTGCGCCATCGCCCCTGTCCTCATATGGTAGACCAAGGGCCGTATTGATGAATGTTTGGCGCTCTAGCGGTTTGTCTTTAACCTCTAGCCATTCGGCCACCAATTTTGACCAGGCCGCATTCGGAAACAGAGAATACCCAGCCCAGATGTGGAATGAGGCATGGCCTTTGAACGGACGTGAGGCCACCCATTTCCCTTGGGCAACCATGTCTGCCTTTTCGGCCTCATCAATGACGCAGCCGCAGTGCTTACACACATAGTGGGCAGTCTCTGGCAGATGCTTGCCATCCGCATCTTTATCCCATTTTATGCCATAAGGTGTGTCAGGCCCGCCCCATTCCAATGCCTGGAATTCATGACAATGCGGACACGGCACATGATAGTAGCGGCCATCTCCCTGATCAAACGAGCGCTCAATGCGGCTTATGCCAGCGACTGTAGGAGTAGACCCCAAGGCTATCAGCCGGTTCCAGTAGGTCTCAGCTCGTTTGGAACCAAGGGCGATCTGGTCACCCTCTGAACCAGCCCCCCCGACTGGGTAACCATCCACCTCGTCAAACAGGACAATACGCACGGTGATACGACGAAAACCGCCCGGGCTGTTCGCTCCCACAAGGGTAAGGGAGGACCCATTGAGAAGGGTCTTTTTGAGCAGTGTATTCTCGCTGCTCTTGGCCTTTGGGTCTCCTGTTAGTGCCGCAAGTTCGGGAGTATCGCGCAACATGGGCGCGATTTCAGACTTGCTGTAACTCTCCGCATCGCTCTCACGCGGCTGCACCATCAAAATGGGGGATGGGTCCTGATGCAGATAATAGCCAATGGCGTGGTCAAGTATCTTAGTGTAGCCCACCCGGGCTGACTTCATGACCGATATTTTCTCCACAGAAGGGTCTGTGAAGGCATCCATGATACCAACCTGATACGCGAAGGCTTCGAACTTGCCCGTTTGCGCGCTGGTCTCTGCTGAAAGCACAGCATATTGAGCAGCCCATTCGCTCAGGGAAAGTTTGGGCGGCGGTTTAAGGTTGACCTGCCGTTGCGCCACCAGCGCAGCAACAAAATTCTTATACCCCTGTGGGTATCGTAGAGCCTCCATCTGCGGTCAGTTCTTCCAGGGCTCGTGTGATGAGAACCCTTAACCTCTCCTGCACGTCTGCAACTGTTTTGCAGCGATGGATTGAAGGGGCATGCTCTGCTGGCAAAGCTAGAAGTTTGCGCCGCACAGCAGCATATTCTTTGCCCACCCTGGCCGTAACAACGGCAATTTCAACTACAGATCCTGAGCGCTGATCAAAATCTAACTGTTTGATGCGTGCCTTTGCATTCTGCTCAAGCAGCAATGCAGATTTCATGTCCAACAGGCTGCCTGCAGCTGGCTCTAGGTCGGGTGAACTGGAACAATTGAGAGTAACCACCTGAGGTGCAACCTCTGGTGGGGGTTGCACCTCAGGTGGCAGGGGTGGTTGCACCCCAGTTTGCGCCTCTTTTTTAAGGTTGAGCCATTCATTAAAGGAGGCGAGATCTACGCGGTTGCCATCTGAAATAATTCTACCAGATGCCAGATGTTTTTGAATTGCTGACCGGCTTACACCCGCGCGCCTTGCTGCCTCGCTCTGGCTAATTGTGTCAGCACTCATACCTAAACTGCCACCTGCAACTGCAACCCTAAAAAAAATCGTTAGCTAGGGATCAAACGAGCTCGCGCAATACCCGTGATCGGGGCACCCCCTAGGAGGGACCCAAGAAGGGGGGGGGGTACTCCATGTGATGGGAGGGGGCTGCGTGCCGGTCACCGAGCCGAGCGGATAGCCTTGTCCACGGCAGCCTCAAGTGCCTTGGTTCCCTGCTCCCGCACCAGCTCGATTGCGACCTGATCAAAGCCCAATCGCTTTCTGACCGGTCTGTTGGACTTGAACGCATAGAGCAGCTTCAGCCCTGCCCTTTTCCCACCAACAGTCCCAAGCTTTCCCTTGGTGCCACGTTGACCACTGCGCTGATTGCCTGTCGGCGGTCGCTGCCATATCCCGCGAATACCACGCACAGTGCCAACAAAAACATCAGGCCGTGCCACCAGACGTTTGATCAGACCTCTTGGTATCTGACCATAGGCATCAGTCTTGCCATCGACAGGCACGAGCAGATCCCCATCTCCACCCTTCGCACCAACCCAGTGATCTCCACCCGTTTCATATGGAGACAAGTATTTATCCTGCGCTGGTCTGATAGACACGACTGCCGTTAAATCCGACTTACTCGCCTTTTTCTCAACCTGTGTGGCGCGTTGGGTGAAAGGTCGCGGATCCTTGAAGATATCAGACATGGCCGAGTTCTCTTTGCGCATGACCTGAAAGGCAAGGTCGTTCAACGCAACAGAGGCGGCGAATGGTATCTGTTTGGCCATGTCTGAAAGCTGCTTCTGGACAGCTTTCACATCGACCTTGATACGGAAGTCAGCCACGGGCCTTGTCTGCCCGATCCATGCACTCAACCGCCCGCTCTTCGGCCCAAACACGAATGCCCGGACGTCTGTCATTCTGGCTCATGTAAGCATAGTGCTGGGCCGCCCGGATCCATACTGCATGGTCCGATGTCTGCTTGCTTCCATGAAAGCGGAGGCTGCGCTTCTGCCGTTGGTTGGAATTACTGTTACCTTGGTGCTTCATTTCTTCCTCTCAACAGACCGACCGGCCTTGATAATGAGTTCATGCAAGCGACGAATTTCTACGTGGCAATCCCGCAGAAGCCGCTCTTTGCGCCCCAATTCCCGCCTGAGCCTGAAATTGTCCCGACGGCCTGAGAGCAGGTCCATGAGCCAGCGCTTCATGCCTTGGCCAGATCCAGAGGCACCATGTTCCATGCCTGGTCCGGTGTTTCCCGCGTATGCAACCTGAGGTAGGACTTGGTGCAGTCGGAGCGGATACTGTTGGCAATCGCTTCCATGGCCTCCTTCCACTCAGGATCAGGCACATCAAGCCTGCGCAGACCAAGGATTTTATTGGTCTGCATCTTCCCTTCCTTGCCCACGTCAAACGCATCCATGACGACAACCCGGAGGCTGGCATCCGCCCCCTCGGTCCAGCGTTCAAAGAGCTGGTCCAGCAGCGTCTTGGCCACATGGATTTCCGGGCCGAACGTAATGCTCTCGCCCATGGCAACAGTCACACGCAGGCGACCGTCATAGGTGCTGAGCGTGATGTTGCCCTTCTGGCCGCCCATGCTGACCCCATACTTTTCATGCAGGAGGGATTGCAGAGCAGCTACATCAGCAAACCCGGCGCGCTTGAAGGCGGCAAGCTGCTCCGCAAGCTGCGCGGCTGCCTCATGCAGGCGGCGCACAAGCTCATCTTCCAGAAGGTGTTCGGGCTTGACGGCCTCAAGCGGCACCAGTCGCCCCTTGGTGTCCTTCATGTAGCCTTCAGGCACGGTATCGGAAGCAGTCGTCATGATGATCAATCCAAATAGTTTGCGGAGCCATCCCCTTCTCGGACGTGGCTGTATCTTGTCGTCGTGGCGAGCGATGCGTGCCCCAGCGTGGCCTGCACCACATGCACTGGGGCATTGTTATCGAGCGCGTGCGATGCATGGGCGTGCCGGAGCCAGTGGGCCGAAACAGCCCCAGATAATCCGGCACGCCGCGCCGCCCGCTTGACGATGCGGTGGGCCGCATCATGCGAAAGCGGGCGGCCATCGTGACCGGGGACAACGGGCGCATCCGGCCCGCTATCAACCCGTAGCGCCACGAGCTGCTTGTAAAGCTTTGCAGGGACCTGAACGGCCCGCGTCTTGTTGCCCTTACCGAACACAGAAGCCACGCCACCCTGCTGGCGGCGCGTAACATCCCGCCAGCGCAGCGCGCAGGCCTCTGAGATGCGCAGCCCCATGCGATAGAGCACATCCAGCAGCGCCCGTTTGCGCGGTTCCATCTCGGCCTCGATCATGGCCAGAACCTGCTCACGGGTGAGAATGCGCTCATTCAACGTGTCGCGCCCACGCTCAAGCCGGAACGCTGCCCCGGCATTGTGCGTGAGAACGCCCGTCCCCGCCGCATAAGCCAACAGGGATTTTGCAGCGGACAACTTGCGCCGCCGTGTGGCATCGGACGCATCACCCATGCTGTCGTACCATGCTTGCAGGTCTGCCAGAACAATCTCGGCCAGAGGCTTCCCCGCATGCGCCAGCAGCTCGCGGGCATCACGCTCATAAGCCCGCCGGGTGTTCTCCCCACGGTTATGGAGCCACGTTCTCAGCACCAGATTATCAGCAGAAACTGGGGCCGCTTTTGCAGCCCCCGGCGCGGGCGATCTTGCGCGATCTCCGCTAACCATATGATTTTCCTACATTAGTGGTCTATTTCGTCCCCTCAAAATCCGCGTGATAACTGCACTTATCTTGCGGGTTTATAGGGGTGTCTGCGGGTTATCTTGCGGGTGCCGTAGTGGCAGATGCCAGATAACTCCGGGTTATCATTGCAGTTTATTCGGACGGAACACCGCCGATTTTCCGACCACAACTCCCCCATCGGGGAGCACGCCAAGTGGACCGAAGTGCACCGGCGGGCAACTGTTCACTTGCCTGGCATTCCATCTCACGCCGTGCAGCAGATTCCACACGCAGCAAAATGCCTTCTCCAACGCCAAGCGCCCCGTCAGCCATAGGCCGCAGGTCCACGATGCGGCAGCGGAGTAAATCAGCTGCCCGCACGATTGTGTTGCGTAAAAGAAGAGGTGTCTCGCTCAGATCAATATCGGAGCGATGCCGTGCCGTACGCGGACGATACATCTTTGCAACCAGGCAAAGCGCACCATCCAACGCCAGTATCAGAACAGGTTTATTCCCGCGCAGTGCAATCTGGCCACGGCAGAAACCCTGCCCTTTGCCCATGCAACCGCCATTTAAGGATATAGCTACAAAAAAACCGTGAACCCTAATGGGCACACGGCTCCGAAGATTATGATAAGTTAGTGCGAGTTAGGGGTAATCGTCAATATTTTAATCACTGGATGGTTATTACCCTACAGCAAGGGAAAGGGCCTAATGCCTCAGGCTATTCACTTGCCTCAACATGCTCCGGCTTGGTGGGCGCCATATGTTGCTTGTTTTATTGTATATTTATCGCCGGCAGTTGAGGATAACTGCTGAATCAGTCCCTTGCATGAGAACCCTGACACTTCAAGATACTGTTTGGCAGACCGTACTGCATTTTCATTCCAGTCTACACCCAGACTATCCACTGCAATAGTGGCATCCGCGACAGGATAACCATCTCCAGCATCGGATGATAACTGCTGAATAAGACCAGCACGTGAAAAACCAGATATACTTAAGTAATTTGTAGCTGACCTTACTGCATTACGTTGAACTGGCGTTAAACTGTTTTTCTCAGAACTGTCCGCATCACCAACAGGATCAACAACCGATGGTTCTGCCTGTGCCAAAGTAATCCCATAAACCGTCATACCAACAGTAAATGCCAAGAATGCTGTTCTTAAATGAGCCACAAATCTATCTCCTGATCAGACTCGCACCTATCAGATATATAAGAGTGCAAGCCTAATCGGGCCTAGCATAACTCCCTACCTTCAGACACTGGCTATTACGGCTCTTTACTCCCTTTCGCTGTCTCCAACCCAAGCTGGATAAGGCGGCGAGCCGCTTCCGCCCGAGATGGCAAGTCAGCTTGCTGCCGTCTCCACTCATCAATCTCATCGCCCATCTCCGGTGGAAGGCGCATTAGGCGACCGCCCCCGAAAAGACGAAATACCCGAACAGGCCCGATTACGTCACTTCCACATGGTGGATAAGGAGGTCACACCGGCACCAGACGGCTCCAGCGCGGTCGTGGTCACATATGCAACACACAAGGGGGCTTAGGCCCCCTTCTTTTTATCCCCAAGCCTTATGCTATGCTCTTTGCAGGCATAATTTAAGTTTGGAGTCATTCAATGAAAGTGTTTTTGAGTTGGTCGGGTGAACAAAGCAAAAAAGTTGCTCAACTGCTTAATGATTGGCTCCCAAGGGTAATTCAGTCCCTCGAACCATGGATTTCAACACAAGATATTCAAAAAGGTTCACTTTGGTCTGAAGTGATTGGTGACCAACTCCAAGGAATGACGACAGGTATTATTTGCCTGACCATGGAAAACAAAGAACGTCCTTGGATATTATTTGAAGCTGGAGCTTTAGCTAAAGGTCTTACGACAAATCGTGTCTGTACGCTTTTGATCGATCTAGAGCCTGCCGATATTACCCCACCGCTATCCCAATTTAATCATACGATCCCCTCTATGAAGGAGGATGTTTTACATTTACTTCAAACATTAAATGACAGGATCAAAGATAATAAAATTCGTTCTGAAATACTCGTAAATGCTTTAGACGTACACTGGCCATATTTTAGTCAAGAGCTCCAAAACATTAAACAATCAACACAGTCAGCTGAAAAAGTGCCACCACGGTCTGATGACGATATTTTACGTGAAATTTTGGATAATACCCGTTCGTTAACAAATAGAATATCATTATTAGAAAGCGCGCAATTAAATTCCAATAATATAAATATAACCGCAGATTTACCTGAGAAAACCAAAGTTTTTCCCAGTGAATATTTTAAAGCTCGAAATGTTGTTAATGGGATGAAGGTTAGGGGATACAGTAGGGCACAAGCTGAGATTGCTCTTAAAAAAAAATATCCAGAATTACCTAAGTTTATACAGCACAATATACTGAATGAAAATTTCCAAGAGTGATTACGCGCCGGAAAAAAACCTCCCCGGCATCACCTGATAAGCCTCAACCAGTTGCTCCAGCAGCAGATCAATCGCCCCCGACACCCTGAGCTTGTGAGTGTTCTGCGCCTCTGCAATGGCCTGAACACTCATGCCGTCCACCATCATCTGGCGCAGGAAGGCCTCACCCACCTGCCCCAGCGCTTTGCGCACATACTCACACCGCGTTACCGCGGCGGCGCGGGCCAGCATGATAGTGTGGGGGTCTGGCACGCCACCTTTACGGCCTGCCTCCGGGTCTCGCGCCCCCAGTACGCCTGTCTCATAATCCCGCGCCCAGTGTTCGGCTGCCGCTACATGCGCGTCGGTAATGGTGCCAGCGCGGCGCAACGCATACAGCGCCCCGGAAGACCGCAGGCGCTTTTCAGGCGGCAGGTTCTGGCATTCCAGAACGTAAACTTCTGTTACGTCGCCTTTGGCAATGCGTTCCGGTGTGGCGTTGACTGTTTTATGCACGTTGCTGCCCCGTGTGGTTTGGTGTACCTTCCTTTGGCGTCACGGGGTTTCTCGTAAGCATACAAGCGGCGGCGCAGAGTGCTGGCTTCCAATTCCGCCTCTGCCCGCCGTTTTTGTTCCTGGGCAAGCGTTGCCCGCAACTCTTCAAAAGCAGTTATCCGATTGGGTTTCCCTTCAGCCCGCAACCTCAGGTTTCGCAGCAGCATGACCAAGCTCATGCTGCCACTGCCTCCGTGCTGCTGAAAAACTGCTGGTAGGCTGTGCGGTCATACGGCAAGTCCGGCAGGCCATGCTCTTGCGCCAGATCAGGCCACTGGCGGGTTACAGCGCCGAAGTCACGGCAGTCTGCAAACGCTTTTTGCCAGACCTGTGTGGCACGGCTCCATGCATCCTCAAGAAGGCGCATATCTTCCGTCTTATGTGCTTCTGCTGCCTGGGCCGTTGGCATGGCATCCATGACCTGCTGCGCTTCAATGCCCCGCAACACTGCCGCTTCAAACACCTTCAGGCGGCGCGGTTCCTCACCATTGTTGCGTATGGCGGCCTGCTGCTCCTGAATGGCAGAGATTATGGTTTCTTCCGTGGCTCCCAAGCCAATCCATTTACGGGCAAGGGAAACGCCAAAGGATATCTGATCCTGCATACCCGCAACGGAAACCATCCGGGCCGCTACCCGGCGCACCAGAGCATCATCCAGTTCGGTTTTGGGTTTTTCGGTTTCGCCAGAAATAGAACCAGAAGAAATATATGTATCTCTCTCTAATTCTAGATCTAAGGAAACTGGAGAAACCGAATTTCCCGTAACCGAAAACCCATTAGGTTTTTTGTTTGGGTTTTTGATTTCGGTTTTCCCGCCCGCAACGCTTGCTACTAATGGCATATGCCGCTGGGCCTGCTGTTGTTCTACTTCCCTTGCACGGCGGGCACGAGCCTGCTCAGCGCTTTCGCCTTTACGTGGCCGTCCACCTGCCCCGCCATTTTGGCGAGCCGTCACCATTTTACGGCTCATGCCTTCGGGCATATCCCCACTGTCCTGCCACTGCTGCCATTGTGCATCAGCCTCCGCCTTGCGGGCCTCGCGTTCTTCCTTGCGGAGCAGTTTGGCATAGAGATGCGGACTGAACAGCGCACCGGCATCATCCCGCGCCATAAAGCCGGACTGGAGGATGGTGGGCAGCGCGCGGGCCAGCACATCTTGCTCCAGCCATGCCTGTGTTGCCACCTGCCCGTCTGTTAGCACCAGTTGCCCGGCACGGAACACGGTTGAGCGCAACTCTCGCAACGCATCATGCAGGTTGGTTACAACCCCACGTAGTTCTGCTGGCATGGAGCGAAGCATTTTGAACGGGGTAACCGCTGAGGGATCAAACTCAGCAAGAACAGGCCGCATCATCCAGCCTCCCTCCCCCCCACAATGCGTGGGCGGTCTTCATCTTGCACCTTGTGGACAAAGGCCAGCGCACGGTCCAGCAGCTGCTTGGCGTGCATCATCTTGGGGGCAATTTCCTGCGCCTCCTGCCGGTCCACAACGCCATCTTCCAGAATGCGCATGGCCGTGGCCATGATGTCTCCCGAGGCAATGGCGTATTCGCTCATATCCTGCCCAAAGTCGCCGGGGCCAACATGCAACGGGATGGCCGTATAGCCCAACGCCTGCGCCATGGCATGCAACAGAAATGGATGTTCCGCGCAGTGGTCCAGGTCCAACGCCACATCCAGCGGAATAACCGCGTCCCGCGCACGGTTGGAATACTCGGAAAACTGTGTGCGCCCCACTCGGCCCACGCAAGCAGCGGCATCGATGCCGCCTATATGGGCAATGGCCTGCTTGGTCGCGGTTTTAATGGCGGGGACGCATGCGGCGGAAAAGGGCTTTTTCATGCTGCCACTCCCTGCATAGGCGTACGGGCCGGTGTATTGCCACACCGGCCCGTACGCCTCACGATGGGGTTGCTAGACCGAACCATCGTGAGAACTCTTGAATGCAATTTCTGATTGGCGTGATCGCCATTATGGGACTGATTTATTACGGCACCGGCTATCTGGGTGTATCCGACCACGCCCGCTTCAACATCGCGGTTTGGGGTGGTTTGGCCCTTGGTGTGCTGGGGGCAATAGGAAACGCCCTCAATAAGATCAGTCCAAAAAGCAGTGTCACAACCACCCAAGCTAAAAAATCCAAAGCGGAAAGAGCACCTGAGGGTCTCTCGCGCCGGACTGTTGAGGGTGTGCGTGTCATTATCCGTTACATGGACGGGAGTCTGGACGAAACAGAGCGAACCATTCGACCGGACTTGCTTGAATACACGACTGACCCAGACGGCACAGTTCAGATCAAGTATATCCACGCCTACTGCGAATTGCGAAAAGCACCTCGACTTTTCCGGTACGATCGTTTGGAAGGTGCGTACAACGCCGACACGGGAGAAGAGATCAGCAATATTGGCGCGCTGCTCTGGAGCCATCATGTGGAAAGCTGAGATGACCAATTCTTTCTGCCGGACCGAGTTCGGCTGACAGGCAGAACTGTTAGCGGCATGACTGGCCATATGAGAAACCATCATGCCGCCTGCCCCCTGTCTTTTCCCGGCTCAAGTATCCAATCGGCAGGTTTAACCTGTCCGCCGGTTAACTCTTCAACCTTCAGGACAATACGAAGAGGAACGCTTCGCCGTCCGCTTGCATATCCATGCAAGGTTGTGACGGAGCATTCCAACTTCTTCGCCATGGAAGAAAGGGTAGCTTTTTCGCCCTTGAGATACGCTCGAATATCCATGTCGCATTTTTTCGCACTGTGCGAATATTTAATCAAGCGTAATTTCGCAATCTGGGTCTGATTAAGTTTTACGCAATGCGCGAAAATAGGACCATGGCTGGCACTCAATTCACCTTGCATATTCACCTTCGCGCATGGCGTAAGCATCGCGGGTTGACACTAGAACAAACTGCGAACATGATCGGATCAAAGCCCAATACTATTTCGGGCTGGGAAACAGGCGGTCGCAAGGTGGATTTAGACGATCTCAAAAAATTGGCTGATGCCTACGGCGTAGACCCCGCCGCGCTTCTATTCGCACCACCAGGCGGCCCCAAATTTGAAGCCATGAAAGAAGCCAGCAACTTAATCGAAGACATGTCCCCAGAGCATGCCAAAGCTTGGCTTGACCTCGGCAAAGCTATTGTTTCCAAAAAAACCGAACCCTAAATATTTCGCATAGCGCGAAAAAAGAATTGACTGAATATTTCGCACCATGCGAATAATCCTCCATCACAACCCGTGATGGAGAAACCCCATGCCGAAACCGGCAGACCCAGCACAGACCCCGCGCCTGTCCTATGAGGACAATGAGCGCGTCCGGCGTATCTGCATCCGTGTTGCCAACCATTCACGCGGTGGGCAGGACCGGAATATCCGCAATCGCATCTTCGACCTAACGGGAACCCTGTTGCGGGAGTGCCACCTGCGCGCCCGCCCGCTCAATCTGGACGCCATGGAGCGCGCCAGCATTGAGCAGGTTCTGTCCGACCTCTCCCTACTCCGCAAAAACCTGAGCGTAGGCACCGGCTACTTCCCGCCGACCATTCGCCTGCGCTTCCAGCAGCATAATCAGGAGGCAGCATGACCTGCCCTTTAAGCGCGCAGCTTGTGGGCTCGCGCCAATACAAAGCCGCGACCCAACGCAAGATCGGCCTGTTTCAGGCCATGGCCGATACCCTGTTCCTCCGTGCGGAGGAGCTGGAGCAGTGGCGGCAGGCCTGCATCGCCGGCAACAACCCCGATGGGGCAGCTACATGGCAGCGCCTGGCCAACCACACCCGGAATGAAGCGCAGGAATACGTCCATCGCATCGACCTTCTGCAAAAGAGCCTTTTATGAACAGCCAGCATTTTAACGCCCACCGCGCTCGACTGGAGCAGTTGGTCCACACCCATGCCCCCAGCGACCACATAGCCAGCGCCATGCTGCAACACATCAAGCACATGGCCGCAGCCATGCAGGCGGAGGAGGCCGAGGCCACAACCCGCCTGCACCATTCCCACGCCGCGCACCGCACGCCGGCCGCGCGGATCCGCCAGTTCATTCTGGGTGAAATGAGGGCCGCATAATGAGCAGAAAAGAACGTGCTCTGGCAGAACTGGAACGAGTATATGCCAAAATACGCAGCGATATTGATAATGCCGGGCCTGACGCTGATTTTGCATACGTCGGCAGCCTGATAATTTCTGAACAAAGCAGCGAAAGCGTTGACAATAAATTGGCTGTCTTCGGTCGCATGGAATTCATCCTTCCATGCGCAACATCCGCTTTTGCCGAGGCTATGCGCAGTTATCAGGGCGGAAGAACACCACGGCAGATAGAAAAGGTGGTCAATACCTACATGAATGCAGGGCAAGACCCACAGCAAACGCCATGGGAGCAAGCGCCATGCTCAACCATGCGGAATTAAGCTATGGGCGCACCAGCTCCGCACCCCGCATTCCTGCTCTTTCTGCTGGGCACAATCAGCCTTTGCGCCAGTCTTCTGGCTCTGCTGTCAACCTGATGGCGGATCACCAGATTGATCTGGAAGAGCTGCTCGGCACCAAGCAGGCCACAATGCCCAGGCAGGAACCGGAGCGCATCCGCTGGGACAAAGCCCTCGGCAAACGTATCCGCCACCGCCGGAGCCAGCTCGGCCTGAGCATGGAGCGCGTGGCCGAGGCCGTAGGCTGCACCTACCAGCAGGTCCAGAAATACGAGCTGGGCCGAAACGCAATCAAAGCCGCACTGGTGCCAGTGCTGGCAGAAACACTGGCTGTGCCAGTCACATGGTTTTTCGAAGGTTCAGACGCATGAGTGAAAATCTCAATCCATGCCCCTTTTGCGCCAGCACGGATCTGCATAAGGAAACAAGTTTTCCATTCTATGTGCATTGCCCTGCCTGTCGCACAGACGGCCCCATACACGATAACGCTAACGCTGCGCGTGAAGCGTGGAATACGCGCAAAGAGGTGCAGGCAGCATGACATCCACACCTACAGACCAGATGCTGACACGGCAGGAAGTGCAGAACATACTCAGCATATCCTGCACTACCCTCTACCGCTGGATGGATGAAGGAATTTTCCCAAGCCCAGTCAGATACACAGCCCGCTGTGTCCGCTGGAGGCAGAGCGATGTCCAGAACTGGCTCAATCAGAGTGCGCAGGTGGCGGCATGAGTGCCAAACCCGCCGGCGTGTTCGTGCGGTTGCCTTTGAGTGAGGAGCAGAAACAAGGAATGTACGATTATGTTTCTGGTGATGCTTCCATGGAAGATGCAATACGCGGCATCGGAACTCCTGTGATAGGCGGTGATATTCCGATCATTGGAACGATCCACATTGGGGAAAATGGGAAGCCGTTCTTTACTGCTCCTGAATTATATTCCGTTGGTGGTGATGTTGTCCGCCAGTCCGATGCCCAAGCCCAGATCGCGGCGCTTGAGGCTGAGGTTGTGCGATTGCGGGGCGTGATTGTTGAGTCGGTAGATGCCTTAACGCGCGTTACAGAAGAGCGCAGCACACGATACCAAGCAAAAAATGGCAGATGGGTGTCTATTCAGGCTGATGATGGAGAGCGCTGCGACATAATTCACAGCGACATAACCACAGACTGTGAAGCGGCCATACTGTCAGCCCACAAAGCCCTGAAAGGCGGTGCGGCATGAATACATCCGTGAGCCGATCTATTCTTGATCCATGCTGTGGCAGCAGAATGTTCTATTTTGATAAGGCTGATAACAGAGTGCTGTTTGGCGATATACGGCACATAGATTTTTCCCTTACCGACAAGAGCAGTTCAGGGGGGAAAAGGAATCTGCATATTCATCCTGATGAAATGCTGGATTTCAGAAAGCTGCCTTTTGCGGATGAAACATTCCCGCTTGTGGTGTTTGATCCTCCACACTTGATCCGTATCGGACAGAGTAGTTGGCTGGCCAAGAAGTATGGAAAGCTGACAGACAACTGGCAGGAAGATATTTCCGCAGGTTTTTCAGAGTGCTTTCGCGTGCTCAAGGAAGATGGAACGCTCATTTTCAAATGGAATGAGAAAGACATCAAAGTATCCGAAATTCTATCCTTAACTGACCAGAAGCCAGTCTTTGGCAATAGGTGCGGGAAAACAGCAAAGTCGCATTGGTTGGTATTTTTCAAAGGCGGTGCGGCATGAGCGCAACTAGAACCCGCAAGGCATGGAGTGTTTCCGTACGTGGATATGACGGCGCAAGCATTGAATATGCTGCCACGGCAGGAAAAGCTCGCTATGAAGCCTATCTGAGTGTTTCAGACTGTAATGATGCAGTGACGTTTGCTGACATCCGGGTGCTCCGCGAACGTAGCGCAGATATTACTTTCCCACCCATCCCTACAGAGGCCACTAGCGTTTCCAAAATCGCCTTGGAGAAGCTGCTTCACGCATGTGGCGTGACGCGTGAACGGCCAGAAAAATGCGGTTATCGCTCCCACTTTTATTGCTCATCCAATAATCCGCAGATGCTTGAGCTTGTCAGAGCTGGCCTGATGGAAAGCACCAAAAAAGGATGGGGAGAAGGCAACTGCTATTTCCACGCCACCGCGCTCGGCCAAACGACGGCTTTAGCTATGTGTCCACTTTACCGCGGCAATGACTTCGCATGGCCAGAGGTGACGGCATGAACGAGGAACTGAAAAGCTGCCCGTTTTGTGGAGACGCGCACAAGCTAGTGGCAACAGTCAATGATCCTCGCGAATTACTGCTGAATAACTGGGTTAGTTGCGAAAACTGTAATTCTGAGGGGCCAGTCAAAGCAACTCGCTCCGAAGCCATCACCGCATGGAACTCCCGCGCAGGAGAGAAGGCGTGAAGATCCTCATAGGCTGTGAATACAGCGGGATCGTGCGGGATGCGTTTATTGCCCAAGGACATGATGCATTGTCATGCGACCTGCTGCCTACAGATCGCCCGGGAGCACACTACCAGGGCGACGTTCGTGATGTGCTGGATTACCCGTGGGATCTGGCAATCTTTCACCCCCCATGCACTGACCTGTCAGTTTCGGGGGCGCGACATTTCGCAGAGAAGCGACTGAACGGAAGACAGTATGCCGCAGTGTCGTTCTTCATGAGTCTCACAAAAACTAAGATACCCAAGGTGGCTATCGAAAATCCTATCTACATCATGTCGACCCTGTGGCGCAGGCCCGACCAAATCATTCAGCCCTGGATGTTCGGGCATGGAGAGACCAAGGCAACGTGCCTTTGGCTCTCTGGCTTGCCGCCACTAAAACCTACCTGCGTCGTACCCGGGCGTGAGGCGCGCATCCATAAGATGCCACCCTCTGCGGATCGCGGGAAGCTGCGGTCGGAAACGTATCTTGGGATCGCTGAGGCAATGGCAGCGCAATGGGGAGAACTATTATGCAAATAAAGGATCGCAGCATGACCAACCCCACAAACTGGCCCAACCCTGAGCGGCCTGGTGCGCCTCCTTCACCGTTCGATCAGCGCCCCTATCTGGACCACGTTCTACGTCGGAAATCTGATAACAGGCTCGTGGATGTGAGGTTTTTCCCTCGTGGTGGTCCAGGAACTGGAGATTGGTGCTTTGGCAACATGAACCGCATGAATGAACGTGAGGCTGCTGAGCGTTTCCACTACCACACTCCCTGCCTCACCGCCACGCAAATAGACGAGCTGCTGGCGGGAGAGCGGGAACGGTGTGCGAAAGAATGTGATGAAAAAGTTGCCTTTGCAAACCATGAACTAAAGGCATCAGCTTCGCATGAAGAAACCCGATACTGGATAGGAGAGCATTGTGCTGCAACCTTTTGCGCAGATGCTATTCGCGGATTGGGAGACAAAGCATGACTGACCCAAGAATTGAGGCGGCTGCACGAGCTATTTGTGAATATGCCCACCATTGCGAGGGTGAGTCTGTGCAATGGTACGAAATCACAGAAGCCTTGAGGGATGTGGCGCGGCGCTATGCCCTGATAGCCCTCGCAGCAGCAGACGCAGTAGTCGCGGGCACCTCTCCCGAAACCATAACCATCCCAGAGGTATGCAACGACCGGCCTATTGAAGTATGATACTGATTAGTTAACAGGCTTTCGTTTACCAGAAACTAATTCCTCAACTGGCAGTTGTCCCCCTAAAATCAGATCATTCCATAACCGAGCAAGCTCACGCCTTCTGGGTAAATGCAACGCTCGGTTGTACGCGCCAGCTACCTTGTCCCGCGACACATGAGCCAGCATCAGTTCAATCACAGCATGGTCCTGCGGATAACGCTCATTCATTGTGCTGGAGAACGTAGAGCGGAACCCATGTGGCACATGCCGCCCATGATACCCGGACCTATTTAACAGATACCCCAGAGCATTCTCACACATCACGGTCTTAGGGCGGCGTGTATTAGGGAAAAGATGGGGCCAGCGTTCTGTGAAAGGGCGCAACGCATTAACCACCGCGACTGCCTGCGGTGTGAGCGGGACAATATGGTCCCTTCCCATCTTCATCCGCTCCTGTGGAATAATCCATACTGGCTCTGATCCATCCAGTTCGTGGAACTCTTCCCATAATGCACCACGAACCTCTCCGGGCCGAACAGCCGTAAGATAGAGAAGCCTGAACGCAAGAAGTGTTACAGGGTGGGCCGCGCTACCCTCAACACGGCGGATCATTTCCCGCGCCTGGTCAAGATCGGTAATGGCGGGTTGTCGGCCACGCTGGACAGGCCGCAGAGCAGCTTTAACCACAGATGCCGGGTCATTGTCGGCCCGACCTGTGGCGATGGCATGGACAAATACGTCGCTCATCCGTTGGCGGACTCGGTGTGCAGTCTCAACCGCACCTCTGTCCTCTATCTGCTTCAAGACATGCAGGACAACACGAGCAGTCATTTTTCCAGGCGGTAAATTACCGACCAAGGGAAATACATCCCGCTCAAGGCTATGGATCACATCATGAGCATGCCGAGGCCGCCATAGATCCTTGCGCTGCTCGTACCATTCGCGCGCAACAGTCTCGAAGTTATCTTCTTCACGGGCGGCGGATAGGACTGGAGCAAGTTTCCCAGCCTGCGCTGGGTCAACGCCCTGGCGGATCATGTCCTTGGCATTATCTCGCATGCCTCGGGCCTCCCGCAAAGATACAGACGGATAAGGGCCAAAGGTCAGGGTCTGTTCTTTCCCACCTGACCTATAACGCATGCGCCAGAACTTCTTTCCTGTAGGCATGACATGAATGAACAGGCCTTCGCTATCAGCCAAGCGGTAGGCTTTGTCCCTAGCCTTTGCTGTTTTGACCCCGGTATCTGTCAGCAT